CCATCAGCTGTGTTCCTATGCGCTCGGTCGGACGATTTACGACATTTCTTCTCCCGCCTCCGATATTTTCATCATCATGCGACGAACAGTAAATCAAATTCTTTCGCATGAATGTAATCTCGTGCAATGTATCACCGTAACCATATAATTCACTTTCAATATATTTAAAGGTCGCGCCTTTCAGTTTCCCTGTTGGACTTTCTATCATTGAACCCCTCCTGGCTACTTTTTATGCCTGTATAATAAAATCCCTTTATTCGCTCTTAAAATCCTTTGTAAACCATTCTCCGCTTTTACATACCTATGGTATGCAGGAAGAATTTAAACTTGAATTTGACAGGTTTCTGCGAGTGTTTTTCACTTCGAATATCTGATGCGTGACGAACTAGACATTTTTCTACTTTTCTTCAATCTCGACATTCCATCCACACTTGCAAGTTCGTTTGAAACGGCCATCTTCAACTTCTAATATTCCTTCTCCATCCCCAATGATTTCATTCCCACATTTGTTGCATTTTCCGTACTCATTCATCAGTTCCAGCGTTTTCCAAGCATCCATTCTTTCCCCTCCTGCATAAAATTCTACTTTTGAATCATACTATCCATAGGCCACATATGGCCATACTCCTTAATTTCATGAATCAAGTTTCTCCTGCGATTAACACACCGGGCAGTTAGCTTTTGCTAGCTGCTTTGTTATGTTGTATACATGTATATGTTTTGGGCATACTAGACCTATACCAATGTGCTTTTGTATTTGTTATCAACTCATTTTTCCTCTTTGAGCTCTTATATAAGAGTTCTTTTTTCTTGGCACAAGTTACATACTCATTCCCTCATGCATATGGTATATCACGCACTCTTTACAATAAGAGTCTTAATCAAGGGCATCTCTGCGTAGATGCTCTTTTCATTTTTCACATAACCTCATCATATTTTTTGTATGTCTTACCCAAAATATGGAATGCACAAGAATAAATTCTCTCCTTTCAAATATATTATAACTATCTCCTATACATAGGAGGTCTCCTAAATTTTGACATACCTAGAATAAAGGGGTTGGTACATACTAACTCCTTTATTTTGGATAAATAAACTAATTTCAATATATACGCTACAAGGAAACACGAACCAGACACACAATCTTTTTATTTTTCTATAAAACTTCCTTGTAACCTGCCTCATTCTCCCCACTACACACTCTGTATTCGCTTTCTGTTGTTTTTGTAACACCACTACCGTTTTTTCTACTCATTTTTCATGTGAAACACCTCTCATCGAGTCACCTTACAATATCCCTGCTCTCAAATAATGTTTCACTTGGTAATAAAAGTGATGATAGATCCAATTCCCTGTGAATTTTTTATCTACATACACGATTTCAAAATTGTATTTAGCTTTAAATGTATTGAGTCTACCCAGTAATGCGAATGGATTGTATTTTGAACGATATTTACCTTGCAGCATCTTTTCATATCCATGTAGGTCCTCCACAAGTAAAGTGAAGGGGATATCCTTTGATCGAATTAACTCATTTTCAAACGCTGTTTGCGTATCCTTTTGTAAGTTCCCTGTGATCTCATCCATGTGAGCTTTCCGTTCCACTCGGCTATCTAAATAGATAGCACGAGGTATTCCTAACTCTTCATTTTTTGGAATCATGCAGCCATAATCACCGGTATCTAACTTTTGATTTTTAATTGGAATGTCCTTTTGCTGTAAATAATCAAGAATATGGCCATTTACATTTTCACGCGTGTCAATAACAATCGTTAATGTTTTAAGAATGTTGCTTATTTCTTTATCTGTGTAATGAAAATAAATCATCCACATCCCCCTGTCCTTGCATATAAAACTGCACGTTCATATATCTTTCTTGCCATTGCATCCGACTCCTCATTTTTAAACGGACGATAGTCTTCATAGATGTCTGTCCATCCTTTCTTCGCAAGAACAATCGTCCAGTCATAAAACAGTTGTAAAGAATCTGTATCAGCTAGTAGCCATTCATGCAATGGCTGGTTATGCTGCCATCCACAAAACTCATAGAATATCTTTCTAATTGTTACCTGCTCCGCACTCGCATCTTTCCACGATTGAAACCAGGCATCAATTTCACTGAAAGATTGTTCAGCCAATTGCATTACTTCCGTTGGAATTAAATGTTGTCTTTTTATCCCGATTCGATTATCACTTGGATCAAGATAGATATTTCCGCCTGATTTCCAAATTGCGCTTATGATTTCTAAAACTTTCAAATCTATCACCTCAATTACTAAAGCAGTATTAAAAACCACTAAAAAGCACCTCCAACAACTCAAAGTTATTTAAAATAACTCCCTTGAGTCCTACAGCCCCAAGGGTTTGAGGAGAAATCATTATTTTTGTTATCGGCCCGCTACAAAAGCGCTCCTAATATATATATTTATATTTTTTATTTTTTTATTTAATATAAGATATACTAACTAAAATAATTAAATATATATAAAACAGAGGTTGAACCCTTGGTATGATTGGATTTCTGAAAAGTTATTAAAAGCTAAGACAAGTTATTTCAAGAGCCAAAATCGTTATTGAGTAAGCTTAAAATGGCTATTTTCCTCATTTTTAATAACTCTTTTGTTAGCTGGCTTCCGTTCGAATAAGGTAATTCCTGTAAGAAATGTCTTATTACCCGTTCCTTTTGTTTTGCCAAATCCCTTCGTTTCTAACATACGATAGAATGATCGATTCCCTAAAGCTCGTTCCCCAGAACGAAAACACCATGTTTCATACACGTTATACAGTTCCTTTGCTTCCATTTTGATTGCTTCATTTTTAGGTTCATCTATGTAACAAACTTCACTCAGAAACGGACCTAAAATATCCATATCCTCTTGATATCGTCCTGTTGCTTCAGCTACTGCTCTTGGATCTTTAAGCCCTTCTTTTTTCCACTTCATGCACCCTTCAATCGCCCAATTCAGAATGCCTGGCATTTCTAACGATAATTTTTCAGGTAATCGTTTATCACGTTTATGTGCTGGTAGATTCAAGTGAAAAGGAATTAATTTAACGCGTCTCCAAATCCCTTCATCTAATCCGCCGATAATCGGTTTATGATTTGTCGTAAAGAATACTTTGAAGTCTGGAACGAATTCAAAATACTCTTGTCTCAAGAATCGTGCTAAAACAGGTTCTCCGCCCGTTATTTGCTTTACAAAAGAATCGGCAAGCCTTTCCCCTTCCTCGCTCTCAATTGCGCTTACAAAGCGAGCTCCAGCCAATCTTGCAATATCATTATTCGCACCTGTTTCTTTTTTCTTAATGAATGTATCTGACTTTGCTTGCTTCCCATACTCACCCATCAAGTCTTTGATGGTATTGATAAATGTGGATTTTCCATTTGAACCACCACCAACTAAGAACATCATGATTTGTTCTGAGATATCACCGGTTAAGCTATACCCTATTAATCGCTGCATGTATTCGATTAATTCGGTATCCCCTAAAAAAATTTGGTCTAAGAATGCGATCCATGTAGGACACTTCGCCTGTTCATCAAATGTAATGTTGGTGATTTTTGATAGATATAAATTGCGATTATGTGGACAAATCTGACCTGTTCGTAAATCCACCACCCCATTTTCTACATTGAATAAAAATGGATGTCGATCAAACGTTTCACGCTGCGCTGGAACAAGTGGCATAAGGTCCTTGATACTATTCATTCGAATATTTCTGCGCTCGCACATCCGCGCCCATTTCACTTCCGGTTCCTCCTCTGACTTATAGAGACCGCGAAGTACTTTTGCTGTCATTCTTTCAATCTCTTTTCTCGTGTCCATTCTCCATCGTTTGCCGTCCCATATGAGCCACCCCATCTCATTTACGTATTTGATTACATGGCCATATTCAAAAGCAATACGTTCTGCATTTCCGAGTTCTGTTAAACGAAATTTCTTTTTTGTCTTGTCCTCCACATCTTCAGCGGTATGTCCCTCACGGAAATCAAACGAAAATTCTTCGAATTGATCTTGATTATCTAAAATAGTTGTAGGTGTGGAAGAAATCGCATTTGCAATCGTTCGTTCCCCATATGTTTCATTTGTATCTCTAAAATGGATCACATCCCATTTATCGCGCATTAGTCCACTCTCACGGAACATAGAATCCATTCGGGTTGCGGAATTCCCTGTCCAAAACGCTAAATAGTTACATAAAGACTGATCGCTTCCGGAATGGTCACCATTCTTTACATTACCGTTAAATAAAGAGCGTATGTCATCGCCTTTCTTACTCCGAAACATTCTTTCCCATAATGCTTCGTTCGAAATCTTAATTTCATCTTTTTCAAAGTCAGCTAGATTTACTCGACCTTGAATGTCGCTATCATCAAAGTATGTTTCAAATACTTCCGCTAACTCATCTGTACGATCATACACATCATTTGAATTTTCACGATTCCCAGTGAAAGTAAAGAATCGACCGTATGAGTAAATTTCTAAACCATGTTTTGTATTTTTTCGTCCTGTTCCTAAAACAGATTGTGGAAGGCTACCTTTGATGATGATATGAATGCCTTTCTCTGATGGTGAAAATTCTGTATAGCTGTCTAATGTATCGATAATCTCTGTTGAAAATACATTCGTTTTACCGTCCACAACACACTTATCAATATCGATTCCGATGTAATTGTCTTGTCTACTAAATACGAAACCTATACCGTCGTAATCGCCTTCTAAGTAAAACTTGACCGCTGTTGCAAACGTTGACCAAGTACGTCTATTATTTGCCTGCGCCATCTCCCCTGTAACTTGATAGGGAATTTTAGTTGCCTTACCATCTTTTTTCTCTTTTCGCCAAAGTATCCATTGCGGAAGAGCCTTTAATTCTGTTGGAATTTCGTTGAAATTGTATGAATTCTTTTTCATTTTTTCCTCCCACTTGCCTTTTAGGGTATAAAAAAGAGAAGTCGGCACATACCAGCCTCTCTATGTAATTATTTAGAACGGTAACATGTCATCGCCCACCGTTACTGCTGGACCACTGGTTATCGGATTTACGTCCGACACGTCATAATATTTTGCTTTTGCTGCCGTACGCTTTTGTTTTTGGCCATCCACAACCTTGTCGTATTCTTCATGTTTTACTGTGATTTTCACATTTTTATTAAGTAATTGTTTCGCCATATCTTCTGGTGAAGTAAAGACATGGTTATTATGAAATCCACATGCTTTTAATAATGAGTTAACGATTTTCACAGAAACCTCATGTTCAAACGTAAATGTGTTATAGCGTACTTTCACTCCTTGATGATTCTGCGGTACGTCACTACGAATTTCAAAGTCTACAGATAGTTTTGGCTTACCGGCTTTATGTGTTATAGCGTACTTTCACTCCTTGATGATTCTGCGGTACGTCACTACGAATTTCAAAGTCTACAGATAGTTTTGGCTTACCGGCTTGCGTTCTACCCGCTTCTGCATTTACAATGACCGCTTCATATTTACCTTCAGCAACTAATTCAAACCCTGTACTTGCATTTGATTCATCAAATTTAAAGAAACTCATGATTTATTTCCCCCTGTATTTTAGTTTGTGGATGACACGATTAATTCTTCTTGTATGCAACCGAGACGTGTATCTAAATGATTCTTAGCAAACACGCTTTGATTCCCTTCTAACACAAATCCTCTTGTCCCATCTGCTTTTTTCACTAATTGACCGACAACATGAACAATTCCCATGATGTGATTCACAATCTTATCGCGTATATCTGGAATAAATTGTGTATATTGCTGCCCATCATCGTGAGTAATATTTCTCGTTGTTTCCCAAGCTGTGAAAAGAATATTGGCATCTAATGAATTAAATGTTTCTACTAACTTCAAAAGATGATTATCTAATAGTGCATAGTCTTTTAACTCCGGCATACCACTTTTCGTATTTTCACCTTTTTTCAGCAGCCATAATTTTTGATAATGCGTTAAGTTATCGATAAAAATATTGTCGTATTTACCGATGTTCGCTTTTGCCAGTCCGTAAAACTGTAGGATACTATCATGTGGATGTTCAACATCAATCTTAGCTACATCCACATTGTCATACCCCGATAACACTTGGCTTGTCCCATCAATATCCAGGACTAACGTTTTTCCAGGTAACAATCCCGCGACCGTTGTCTTTCCGTTACCCGGCTTGGAGTAGATAATGATTTTCGCCTTTTTACTTTTCGTAATTTGAGCACCGTTGGTGATTTCCAATCTATTCACCCTTTCGTCATATTTTTCAGAACAAAAACGGCAGCTTCCAGGTCAAAAATCTCACTTTCCGTATCCCTAATATTTCTCTCCACAATCGGCTTCTTTTCTATTAACCTTTCTAATTCACGCCTGTGTTCAGCTAACTTCCGTTGGCGTACAAATAATGCCTGTTCTAATTCTGCAATAGAAGCATTCAAAATGGCGTCACCTCTTTCTGCTTTGTTAACTCATACACTTCTATAAACGCCTGCAAGGCATACCTGTAGGCAATTACCATACAAATTGATTCGGAGTCATTTGCACGCTCATACCGAGCGATGAAACGCTTTAAAATAGCAATCTCATTTTCAATCTTGTGTTGCAGCTGTTCCATGCACAATTTACAATTCACCTCGTCGTTCTTGAAATCCCAGTAACGTGACTAAGTATGGCACTGCGTTCTCCCTCAGAAGAACTTCCCCGTCTGGAGAAACCAATACATCATCATCTGGGAACACATCACTCCCGCAAATATCTTTAAAAGGAATGGGCTCATATTCTTGTGAATCCCCCATTCCATAACCATTCCTCATAATCATTGGGTTTTCTATCATTTTCGATTCTCCCTCTTCTTTTTTTGTCTTTCTACGTCGTATTTTTTTGTTTTACATGAAACATATTTCTGTCATTGTAAAATGCCCCCATTTACACACCACGTACAGAACATCATTTAAAAAGTTCCTCAAGCTTGACTGGTAAGGTGTGGACAGTCCAACTTACCAGAAGATCCATAGAATCTTGTTATTGTAAGCCTTCCCGCTCCTTCTGCATCGCTTTTTCTTTTTCTCAATCGAAACGGATTTCTTCCTTGAACTCTCATTATTATCATTTTGTTTATTTATAATATTAATATGTTATTTAGATTCACTTTCTATCTCTTTCAAATCTCCACTTCCCCAGCGGAATTGTGGATAAAACGTTACTAATTTTTGGATTATTCTATTCCCATTCAGTTTCCCATACATCCCTAACACTCTCACTCCATTTAATTTGATACCCACTATGTCCATTTCGTGTATACGGTATTTCTTCCCCATATTTCTTTCCCATTTGTTCACCAATTTGAGTCGGATTCAAGAATCCTGTTTTATATGTGGCTGCAGCATGTCCATCAACTTAAGGCTTTTTACTACCCCCAAGTACAAAAAAACGTTATTCTTTCTTATGGCGTCACCTCTTTCTGCTTTGTTAACTCATACACTTCTATAAACGCCTGCAAGGCATACCTGTAGGCAATTACCATACAAATTGATTCGGAGTCATTTGCACGCTCATACCGAGCAATGAAACGCTTTAAAATAGCAATCTCATTTTCAATCTTGCTTTGCACCTGTTCCATGCACAATTTACAATTCACCTCGTCGTTCTTGAAATCCAAGTAACGTGACTACATATGCCACTGCGTTCTCTCTCAGAAGAACTTCCCCGTCTGGAGAAATCAATACATCATCATCTGGGAATACATCACTTCCGCAGATATCTTTGAAAGGAATGGGCTCATATTCTTGCGGATCTCGAATGTCATATCCATTATGTAAAACCATTGGGTTTTCTATCATTTAAAAACTTCCCTCCTAATTGTGGTAAAAAAGACTGTGTGGTATCCTAATTGTGAAACTCAATGAAAAGCTTGGACCCATGACTCACGGAAATGGGTCGATTGGGCCAAGTATAAATAACTGAATATTCTTTCAAAAACACTAGTATTCTAATCTATCATCTGTTAAAATATGGTTATGTCATGTTCACGAAATACCCTGATTACTAACCTGCGAAAGCAGGTCTTTTTTATTCTGTCCAACATATTCCCTTTATATCACCAATGACCTCTGGTAATGTTTTATACCTACACTTCAAAAAATATCCTTTCTTTATTTCGCATTATATTTATTATATTTTTCAAATTACCACTTGTTTGGATTTAAAGCGATTGTTATACTATATATAGTGTTCATGGAAGTTATTTGCTCTATGCTGATTGTTCTAACTATTCAAAAAGACCTATTTGTTAGGTCTTTTTGTCTTTCTATGACAGTTTTTCTTGTTTGACATGAAACAAATTTCTGCTATAGTAAGAGAAAGGCAAAATACAAAGGTGAATTTGAGTCTTGTTTTTGTGCATATCAAGTAGTGTTTCTGCTAAAAGTCCTATGCTATGGGGCTTTTTTACTTTCCACAGATTGTATATAAAGAGTTGCTGTATCTGTGGCATGCCGTTGTAAATCCTCTAGAATTCCCTCCGCAGCTTCAATACCATGCTTATCAATAATTGCAATCACCAATTGGTTAAAACCCCACATTCTCGTCATTCCTACTTGTTCGACTAAGCGTTTTTCACGTTTACCATATTGCTTGATGTCCATACTATCTCACTCCTCAATGTCATATTTCTGTTTATCTTTTTATATCAGTTATTAAAACCTTGTGTTATAATCATTCAGTATTAGCAATTATTTCGTACCAACCTTGTAAGCTCTGGCATTCCGCTAGGGCTTTCTCCTATTTCAAGACGGTTCACATAAATGCTGTTATTTCTCTGCATCCTTCATCCATCTTTTATCTATCCAATCCATCACATATATAAATCCAGCCAAACCTGCAAAGAACAGACTTACCATACATAAGGAAAATGTACTTTCTTCTCCCATTCTAAAGACCGCCTTTCACAAAATTATCTAGCTTCTTCCACGTTAATTCTTTCAACAATTGCTTATGTTTCTCGACGAAACAAATTGGGATATCTTCTATGGATCGTAAACCCAATTTCTCTTTGATATACGATGTAATCTGGCGCATAATACGTGTGACTTCTTTCCTAATTAACACTTGCACATGACTCTCCAAGTCGGATTTTGTCCCTTCCATTGCTTCAAATGTCAGCTGTACTTTATTGCCCACGAAGCCTTCCGCCTTCGCATGTCTTTCTTGCTGTAGCTGGTCTCGAATGAGCTTAGATGCCACGTTATCCAATTGCACCTGTGTGAGACGATTGTCGAAGCAATCCACGGATTCGCCAAGCTTCCCTAACGTTTTGTCTACCTTTGTCAATTTGTTATTTTGATTCGCAAATTGCGTTTGTACCAATGCGATGAGTTTTTCAAGCGTTTTATCATCTGTACGTTTGATGACTAAATCCCCAGCTTCATTTAGTGTGATTGGTAATTGCGTAACATGTTCCTCCCATTAGTTAATTTTCCGACCCGTCTTCGCTATCTTGAGATCATTTAAAAATTCCTGAAACACTTCAATACGTGAATCTAGTAATTCTTTTGTCGCCTCACTTGCGGTCGCAATCGAACCACGCATGAGGGACGATACAACCGCATCTTTCAGAAACTCATCCATATAAGCAATCAAATTGTGGACATTCTTATTCGCAACATAATTCATCGAAGATTCTTCGAGTTGTATATCATCCACATCTTTAGACAAGGCATCTGCCTTTTGTTTGTAAAAATCAACTGTATCTTTGAGTTCTGCATTTTTATCTTTTAATTCTTTTATAATGTTACTATGTTCTATAGACTCGATTTCTACCTCTTTTACCACTTCTTTCTCGATAATCTGTGGCTCTTGTTGTTCGAATTCTTCTAGCTGTTTTCGGTTGAGTTGTTCTGACTTACGGACTGCAAAGGCTTCTTGCTCGGCACGTTTTCTTCGTTCTGTTTCTTGAAGAAGGAGCTTGTTTTTTTCTTTGAGGGCTTTTTTTACTTCCTCAAATTCTCTAGTAGTCATGTTTTCAACTGTTTTCTCTTCACCAGTAGTAGGTATGGTATGTACCTCTTCTATAAATTGTTGTTTATCGATATTTTCTGGCAATTGAGTAATATATAGTAATTTTTTAAATCCCAAATGCGAAACTGGTTTTGCATTTCCTTCGAACTCTGTTGCAATTTGCATGAATTGTTGCGCATTCCTCGGTTGCATATCAATCGTCTCTAACCATCTTATCCACTCACCGTGCACTAAATCGTTTTCTTTCACATGTTTTAAACGCATACCAATCTCAAATATCGACTGTCCTGCAATTTGTTGATAGCTCTTAATCTCCGCTGTAATTACGTTGATGTCAGTTGATAGGTTTGTAATTTCCTGCATTTCATTCCCTCCATGTTGCGTTTTACACAACTTAAATATTAAAAAAATTAACTTCTCGTAAGGAAGTTTTCAATTTGTGTACCAAATATATTAGCATATAAAACAAGAACTCTTAAACTAGGGCTATGTATACCAGATTCATACTTTGAAATGGATGTTTTATCTAAATCTAATAGATTTGCCAATTGATTCTGTGTTAATCCTTTTTCCTTTCTGATTTCACGAAGAAAAACATTATTAATTATCATAACTGATGCACACCTCTTTCATAAATTGAGTATACAACAACATTGAGTTATAAACAATATTTTTTTTGTTTTATCTTTTAATTTTATATTTTTATTGATTTCCCCTCAACCTTACATATAAAATATAGATAAGTTGGGCAGATACCCATTACTAAATTAAAAGAAAAGAGGAACATGAATATGTTCGGACAACGCTTAAAAGATTTGCGTCGCGAAAAAAAGCTAACGCAACAAGATATAGCCGATGTCTTAGGAATTGAAAAATCTAACATTTCTAGATTCGAATCAGGAAAACAATCTCTTTCAAGCGAAAATATAATCAAAACCGCTAAGTATTTTGATGTGTCTGTAGACTACATCTTAGGCATTTCCGACTATAAAACTATAAATAAAAAGAAAGAAGAACAAATACCGAAAGATGTAGTAAAACTCATAAAAAAGATTAATACATTATCTCCCGAAAAACGCCAATTAATTGAAAGCTTAATCGATAATTTCTAAAGACAAAAAAATAAACCCCGCGGGCTTTTTCAAAAGTTGTACGAGTCGGCAAACTTACCCAACTTTTGAAAACCAAAGAACGAGGTTTTGGAAACATGTTTAAGTTATATTACTTTTTCATGGTAACATACACTTAAAAAAATGTTAACAAAAATCCTTTATTTTGTTATGCCCAATTCTAGGTCGGGGTGGTAAATGGAGGATTTTTTATTATGGCTAAAATGAAAAAATGGAAATTAGAAAGAGAATATGTGGAGGTACCAAACGTAACAGCAGTTGCAGTTGAAACACGAAATAACAATGGCAATAAAGAAAAATGCATTTCATTACAAGCATTAGGGTTAATCGTTAACCTTTGGTCATACAACACAGAAGAGTGGGAATTACATAAAACAGAATTATACAAGCGTTACGGCAAAAATAAGGAAACATCTGTAAAAAATGCTTGGAAAGAGTTAATAGATGCTAACTATATCATTGAATATAAGTTCCGTGTAGGCAAGAAATGGGATTACGAATACTACTATCGTATTAAGCCTTTTACAGATAAAGAACGTGGAGAAATTCTTGCTTATGCGAAAAAAGAACATGGTCAAATTTGGGGACTTGATTTTCAAGACCTCAAAATGAAGACCTCAAAATCAAGAGATAATAAAAAAGAATTAAAGAAAAATATTATTAACAAAAAAGAAGAAGAAGAAATTATAACTCCTTCTGTCACTGAATCCACGATTCTTGATTTAATGAATCAAAAGATTAAAGACCGAGAGATTACAAATAAAAAGACTATTAAAGCCATTCATGATGTTTCTAGTAAATGCAAAGCCATGGGAACAACTGATTTAATTGCAGCTGAAAACTACGTAATCAAAGTTGTGGAAGAAAAAATGTCTAAATTAGGTCAAAAGCAACGAACTCAATCTATACCCCAAAAACGGAAAAAAATAACACCTGATTGGTTGAAAGAACAACAACAAGAAGAATTATCACAATCCATTGGACAAACTGTGAGTCGTGGACCACAACAAACTTATGAAAACGAACAACAACGCATAGAAGATGAACGGAGACGTTTGAAAGATATGTTAGCACAATATAAGAAAGAATAAGAAAGAATAAAAAAATCAACGTGATAGACGCTTGTTTAAGTATGGATATCAAACATAAAAGGAGCCATTCACTATGACTAAAATTTATAAATTCACAGATAAATTTATCCAAGAGTTCCATGAATTTGTAAACACGGATACATTTTCAGAGTTATTAGGAATCGTGTGGAGATATGGGCATTTCCATATTCATGATAATAAATTTGAATTGTCACATAAAAACAGAGAGATTATAGAACGATTTGCCATCCTTGCAAAAGGAGCTACTCCCGTAAAATCTAGATATCGTTCAGATAAAGGGTTCCATGAATGGCATTGCAATATTCACGGTAATCACCCACTTCTAAAAAAAATAAGAAATATGGGATGGCAGCCTATTACACACCAAGAAAGAACCTATCCAAAAGGGGCTTTCAACCATTTTATTTTTATAAAAACATATATTCTCATGCGCCATGATGTAGGAATTATACGAGAAAAGACACCAAAAGGAATACTAACGCGCCCTCGACTACGAATTCATGGATCTGTGGATGTCTTACAACATATCACCCAGCATTTACATACAGAACTTGGAGTAGGATTGAAAAAATTACAAACAGATTGGAAAGTTGATCGAGCAAAAACAATTTATTATCAATCCAAGAAAGATATTCCTCTTATTTTAGAATACGTAGGCGCATGGGAAGCATTAAAAAAATTCAATTCGTTTGCATTAGGATATGAGAAGAATCCAGACAACATGATTTCTGTTTAAATCAAAAAGAGGGCTTATGCCCTCCGTTACCCATTCATCTCCATTTCTTTAATAATTTCTACTAAAGTTTGAATAGCTTCTAATTCACCATTATTTGCTTTTTCTATAATACCGATTAATTTATATTCTCTTGTTATTTCGCATCCCCATAAATCTCTTTTTTCCACCATAACGTCTAGTCCTCCCTATTTTTTATTTAATAGTGTTGATTTTTAGATGTTCGTCCAAAAACCAACACTTCCTAAGAAGCACGAAAGGACGCTGCGATTTTACGCAACGTCCTTCCGAATATTAATAATTGAATTTCTAATTTACCAGCCTAATGGCCACCGGGCTCACGGTTCATATACTGTATATATTCAATATCTTTTGTTTTGCTAGCAGCATTTTCTTTTTCTGTCGTCCCTGTGTTTAACATTATTATAAACGTGCTAGCAACACTTAATACTATTATACTAAATTTTCTCATTATTCATCAACCTTTCCCTGCTTCTTTTTTAATAATTCAATTGTACGTCGCACTGCTTTCGCATAATGATAGTTCGCTACCCGTTCAAAACGTATCAACGCTCGTTCTAAACCTTCTAAATCTTCATTGATTCTGGCTATATAATAATCTGTAAATGGTGAACTACCACGTTCTTCCACTAAATTATATATCATTTTTAATCCTTTTTTCTTGTCTTTATATAGTCCTATATAGTATCCTAGTTCTGAAGTATCTATGTAGTCGAAATTAATCTTTTCTAAATTAAATCCGAACTCGATATACAGGAAGTTCAGTGTGGTATTAAATGCTATGTACTTCCTGCTATCTCGAGACACGCCATGCTGATTTAGATAATTGATACTATCTAAAAGCCATTTTTCTGAAAGTAATTGGTCATCAAACATATATGACTCACCGACGCAACACATGGCCGTAGCTTTAATTACGGTTATTTCTAAAGCACTGTCTAATACCTCATTGCATAATGCCCTACATTCTTCTAGTTCATCGTTAAATAATTTAATATATGCCACTCGATCTTTATAATGTAATTCTAAACATGATTTGATAAACCCTCTTGTCATGTCATTTAAGTGCTTTTCTACTTTATTAGAATACGGGTGCATAGCCCTAATATTAAATATGTCATACATTGAAAAACTGTATATCATATTGACTAGAACTCCACATTCAGCCTCCATTGAGAATGATTTTTTATCTAACTCATCTATTAATGGTTGCCCCTTTTTTTCGTTTTTGTTTCTCATGTTAAAAAATTTATAAACACATAAGTATTTCCTTAATTTCTTATTATTCTTATGTTCTTCTATAAGATTATCTATATTTTCAAATTCACCAATTCCTTGATAAAAAACTAAGGACTTCCGAACGTTTAAAGGATTATTCAATAAAGAAATAAATTCATTAAGGACTGTTTTTCTCTCCTCCATATTTTCATAAAGAACAGCTGTGATGGGTAAAAAATTATCAAACTTCATTTCTGCCGTGTTTCCTGAAACTGCATCAGTAATGACTACCCGATCTACACCTGTTTGTCTTTCGATTTCAGGGAATGTAAGTTCTAATTTATCTGCTTGCTTTTTAATCTTTTGCATTAATTCTCTCATCAAATTACGCTTGAATTCTTTTTTAAACTGTTTCTCAGATTTTTTCTGCGTCTTTTCTTTTGTCGCTTCCACATTACTCCTCCTTATCAGAATTTATAAACATAACCTCAATCCAAACTTTTCCCACAGGAATGCTGTACTACAAAACATATATATGTTAAACTGTGAAGGAACTCGTATGTAGCGAAGTGTTTTCCTAGTGTAGTTAGGTGAACGGTTGGAAGTGATTGTAGGTTTTCACTATTCAACACGCTCTGCGAGTTTATTTTGTATGTATTTTTCCCATTTTAATTATACAGATAATTCAGACACACAAGTGTAAACAAGTTGAAAAGTAATTGTGAATTATCTGTGATATTGATTTCACAATTATTCTGTATTCCTTGATACGACTGAGTTTATAGTATAAATTCATATCCTTATTATATCATCCTCATATACTATAAATCCCTATTGTTCAACAAACTTCTTTATTGAGAAATAATTGTATGTTTTTTTAAAACAATTTAAAATCTAGTAATCCCATCATCAAATATATTTAGAGGGTGTTGCAAAACTAAAATAAATATACAATGTTATGAATCAGAAAAACTAGCTGAACATGCAATAGATAGCGATTTTGACCATACCAACGTGGCTGTTCCAGCCCTTTATCTTTGAGATGACTAAACTGTTGTTCAATTTTTCCACGCTCTTTCATCAACTGTTTGCCAAAGGTAGTTTGTAGAAAATGAGACACTACACGACGATGTGTACTTTTGATTGGTCCGCTATTACGCGGGTTAATTGGATTGATCGCAAAGATATCACATGCTCCGGCAATTTCATGAATGTACTGACTATCATAAGCGGCATCTGCAACGGAAAATAACACATTTTGGTTTTGTATATCCCGAAGCAATGCAGGAGCTATTTTACTATCATGTACATTTGCGGTTGTAAATGCATACGACAATATAACACCTTCTGGTGTAGAACAGACATGAGTTTTATATCCCTTATACCAACCATAGCGAGTAGATTTTCCCCATTTCGCTTGAGAATCATATAAACTACTCCGTAAGGCTGTACTATCAATTAAAACGCACGGAATTAACCCTACATTCTTTTCTTGAAGAATTTGTTTATGAAGCAACGGAATTTCTTCGTTGCGAAACCAAGTGCCTACACGTGAAAAAGTAGATATATGAGGAACAAGCGAAAGGCCACAAGATACACGAAATGAAGGATATTGATGTAAAAAACGAGTTAACTTACGTAATGAATTGATCTGGAATACCGTTTTTATAAAAAAACATTTGAGTAAAGCTTTTCTACAGATGGGTGG